CGGCACCAAGACTCTGTCGTATCGCCTCGGCAATCCTTCTGCGCAGTTCGAGAAGTATCTCGAGCGCGGTCAGATTGCTCGTGCGCGCAAGACGCTTTATCGCGACGCCATCAGCGTTCCGATGAATGCCTAATTGTTTAGGCTAAACCGTTCTGGTTTCTGTGGGGGCAGTTCTTGCCCCCACAGTTTTTTGACATTGCAACTTGCTGGATATATAATATCATGAGCAGGAGAAACTTATGACAAAAATTATTATCGCGCAATCTAAAATTGACTGTGAGCATTTGCTAGGACAATTCCTAGATGAATCTCATTTTGATACTGTTATCAATGAAGACACTGATTGCTTTCTGCATAGTGAAGATGAAAGCAATATTGCATTTAAGTTTCGTAAAAACTATTTCAGCAAGCAAGAGCAAGATGCTGCATATACTGGATTGCGTGAAGCAGCAACAGCAACTCAAAATCGTGGGCTTGCGGCAGGACCGAAAGGCGAAAAGTGTGGTGGTCGCGAGTGGGTAAATGAATTTCAATTGCGCGTTCTAGATTTCTTCAAGAAACAGACAGAATATTCTGTCATCAAAATTAATATTGCCGAAGAAGTTGCTGCCTTACGCGAACGATACGCATCCGAAGATTCTTCACGCGGTCTAGTGTGGTTGAGCGCAAAGGTCAAAGAAGATAATTTTGATTTTGAAACTTGGCTTAAGAAAGTTATCAAAATGTCAATCAAAGAGCGCAAGGAAGAAGCACATGGCGTTGAAGAAACATACATCTCCGATACGACATATGCTAATGTCGTCAATTCAGGTATTGCTGGATGGTTTGATCGTTATCCTCGGATTCCTTACGGTCGTGCTACTTCTTATACACAAAATCATTACGACAAGTTTCAGATGGGTTTTCCGTTTCTTCAAACGCTAGACAAGGGATTCAGGGAACTGTTACCCACAAAACATGCCGCTCAACGCGCAGCGGCTGATAAAATTGATCCAGCATTCCTGGTTCCAGGAACTGTGTTTACTACAGTTACAGTAAACAAAACATTCCGAACAGCAGCGCATCGCGATGCTGGTGATTTTTCAGATGGATTGAGCAATCTTCTTGTTCTATCTAACAATGGTAACTATACAGGTGGATATTTGATTCTTCCTGAAGTTCGTATCGCAATTAATGTTCGACCAGGCGACTTGTTGCTCGTAAATAACCATGAGTACATTCATGGTAATACGCCAATCGAACTCTTAGATGAGAATGCAGAGCGCATAAGTCTTGTATGTTACTTGCGCGAAAAGATGCTAGAACTTGGAAGCAAAGAGTATGAAGATCATCGATTTAATTATGTTGAGTGCCGTAGAAAAAACAAAGAGCACCCACTCCAACGCAGATTATGGAACGGAATCAGCCCAGGAATGTGGGATGAACAAGAATGGTATGATTACCTTGAGAAAAATGGTGGGAGAGAAATGGTTGCCAAATACCACCCAGAAGCGTATAATAAAGCATCTACCCTAGAAGATTTGTTTGGATAATTTATGAAAATACTAACTGTTGTTCATGATTTTAATAACTTCGGCGGAATTATATCCCATACCGAGCAATTGATTGCTGGATTTAAAGATCTTGGTCATGAGACTAAATTTGTATATCTACGCAGCACTAAATCTGGTGGCAAGTTTTCTGAAGAGTATGATAAGGCTGGCTATGACATCGGTGTTGGAACTGGACTTCCAGTCCATCAAGGGAAAGGATGGCGCGGCGAGTATCTGTCATTCATTAATGACGAAGATGTAAATCGATTTGTAAAACTTGCTAACTCATATGACATTGTTGTTTGGCAGTCAATTTTTGGATTTAAGTGCCAGGATTCTGAGAAAAAGCAATCATGGTTGAAGATGTTTACGGAAGTAAACGCGAAGCATGTCATCATTGTACATGATGGTAATCTTCGTAAGAACTATCCTTGGATTCATCATCTTCGTAAGCATATTGCTGGTCTCGCATGCGTGCATCCGAGCGCATACAACCAAGCTGGTGTTATGGAAATTCCGCGCAAATTAATCTTGAATCCACAAGAAATCAATACAGTAACACCAACACCATTTAACAATCGTAAAAATGAGATCTTCTCTCTTCAAACCTTTAAGCGATGGAAGCGTGTTGACGATTTGGTCGCCGCAGTCCCTTATATCAATGGTAAGGTAATTGTTGCTGGTGATGGCATTGAGCGTGCGTACATGGCTTCGAAGGATAAGTGTAAGCCAGAATATTATTGCACAGTTGACCGTGACCCACAAGCAACTTCCGATAGAATCAACAAACCTATTTGGGCAAACGCACTAAACAATGGTATGGATTATATTGGATTTGTGTCAGAGCAAAAGCGTGATGAGATCTTAGATGAAGTGAAATTTTTGTTAGATCCATCATGGTCTAGAACTTATGGTGAACATTTCAATCGTGTAGTTGTTGACGCTATGCGACGCGGTGTTGTTCCCATTGCTCGTAACCTTGGAATTTCTGACAATGAAGAGGGTAACGGCTTCTTCAAACCAGGAGTCAACTACTTGATGATTCCATGGAATGCCACTCCCAAACAGTTTGGGGATCTGATTAACAATTGGCTAAACATGAGTGAGGCTGAGTATAATAAGATCGTTGATACCAACTTCAAAATGATTCAACAATTTGATCGCAAGAATATTGCTAACGAATACATTGAACTTGCAAATGGAGTTGCTAGCACTGAAACTGGCAAGTATGATAGCAATTTAGATAACACGGTTGATGCAGTTTGGTGTGATCATTTTGGTTTTGATGAAAAACTTAATGCATCTTCAACGCTAGATGCTATGTTTGGTTAACTATATAATATGTTGATTTGAATTTTTTACTCTGGAGTTAATATGCAATTAGAAGTAAAAGTAGAAGAGTTACGAAAGAATAAACTTTTCGTAGCAACACCAATGTATGGTGGTATGTCGCATGGTATGTTTGTAAAGTCTTGTCTAGACCTTCAAACTGTTTGTGCTCAATATGGTATCGAAGTGCGTTATTCATTCATCTTTAATGAATCGCTAATCACTAGAGCGCGCAATTATCTCGTAGATGAATTTCTTCGCGCAGAAGATTTCACGCATCTATTGTTCTTAGATGCTGATATTCATTTCGATCCACGAGATGTGATTGCACTCCTTGCTCTCGACAAGGATGTTATCGGTGGACCATATCCAAAGAAGTCCATTAAGTGGAACTCTATAAAAGAAGCAGTAAAGAAGAACCCAGATATCGATGCTGGTGAATTGGAAAAGGTTGCTGGCGACTTCGTGTTCAATCCTGCACCTGGCACTGAGAAGTTCTCAGTTGCTGAGCCAATTGAAGTTCTTGAGATTGGCACTGGCTTTATGATGGTGAAGCGTCATGTGTTCGACAAGTTCCGTGAAGCCTATCCTCAACTTCGTTACAAGCCAGACCATGCTGGTCAAGCAAACTTCGACGGTTCGCGTTACATCCATGCATACTTTGATACAGTGATTGATAGCAAGGAAAACGGTGGCTTCGGTTCAGATCGTTACTTGTCTGAAGACTACATGTTCTGCCAGTGGTGGCGTCGTTTGGGTGGTGAGATTTGGCTCTGCCCTTGGATGCGTACACATCATATCGGCACCTATGCATTTACTGGTGATATGCCAGCCGTTGCTAATTATGTTGGAACACTTTAATATTTTATGATTGTTGGATTGGTCGGTCAAATTGGAGCAGGTAAAGGTACAGTTGCAGATCTTTTGGTAGATCGTCATGATTTCTTCAAAGAGAGTTTTGCAAATAGCGTCAAAGATGCCTGTGCCTCGATCTTCGGTTGGAATCGTGCCATGCTTGAGGGTGATACTTTAGAATCCCGAGCATGGCGCGAACAACCAGATGTATGGTGGTCAGAAAAACTCGGTCGTGAGTTCTCACCAAGATTAGCACTCCAGTTAATGGGCACAGAGGCAGGTCGTGATGTATTTCACCCTGACCTCTGGGTTCATACTGTGTTGCGTCGCTGCGAACAGGCTCCTTACAATAACTATGTGATTGCTGATGTTCGTTTTCCAAACGAGATTAATGCAATCGTAAAGTCTGGTGGTAAGGTTGTTCGTGTTCGTCGTGGTGAAGATCCAGAATGGTTTGCGCTTGCTCGTGAGTGCAATATCTATAACAAACAAGAAATAATGCGCAATGCATATCCAGAAGTTCATTATTCAGAATGGGCTTGGGTTGGTTTACATTATGATATTGTGATGGATAATAATTGTTCGTTAGATGAGTTGACCGTGAGGGTTGACAAGTTGGTTGATTCGTTATATAATAATCGTGTTGAAGCAAATGAGGTCGTTTAATTATGAAACTTTCTGAAGATACAGTGCAAGTCCTGAAGAACTTCTCAGGCATTAATCAAAGTCTCCAGTTTAAGGCTGGCAAAACTTTGAAGACAATTTCCCCGCTCAAAACAATTTTCGTCGAAGCAACCGTTGGTGAAGACTTCCCGAAAGAGTTTGCGTTGTATGATCTAAACAAACTCTTGGCAAAGGTTTCCTTGTATAAGGATGCTGACTTGGCGTTTGATGATGATAAGATTAACATCAGCGCAAACAAGAAGTCAGATTACATCAAGTATTGTTCGCCAAAGGTTATTGTAACTCCACCCGAAAAGCCAATCACATTTGGTGAGCCTGATTGTTCGTTCAGCCTTTCGCAAGAAGATCTTGACTGGATGCGCAAGAGTGCTGGCATCTCTGGTTCGCCGAACTTTGTGTTTGAGAGCGACGGTTCTACTATTCACTTCATTGCTACAGATGTGAAGGATGATTCTGCTGACCAGTCCAAGGTTGAGATTGGAACAGTCGAGAATGGTAAGGAATTCAAGGTTGTAATGAAAGTCGAAAACTTCAAGTTGCTTGAAGGTTCGTATGATGTTGCGATTGCTAAGAAAGGTCTTGCTCGATTCAAGCATAAGACCGTTGACATCACTTACTACATTGCAATCGAAGCCGCAAGTTCGACATTCGGAGAATAATCATGGCACTTGATAAAGCAAAGGTTCTGGGATGCCTTCAGGAAATCTCAAACTCTCTGACTCGCATTGAAGCAGAGCGCGATCTTATCAAAGAGATCCTTGAGAAAATGCAAGACGAATGTGAGATTCCAAAGAAGTTGAGTCGTAAACTGGCGAAAGTTTACCACAAGCGCAACTATGAGGAAGAAGTTGCCGAGCAGAGTGACTTTCAGACTATCTATGAGAATGTGGCTAAATAAAAACTTGGGGTGCAACTGTTCTTGTTGACAGCACAATCCGCCAGACTGCCGCTGTGAGGGTTCACCTCCTCCACCCCATCTTCTCTTTGTGAGGAATTTATATTATGAATGAAGCGTTGTGGGTTGAAAAATACCGTCCTCATACTATTGCCGATTGTATTCTTCCTGATGAATACAAGAGCACTTTCCAATCTTATGTTGACCGCAAAGAGATTCCCCATCTCTTGCTTTGCGGCACTCCAGGAACAGGTAAGACTACCGTTGCTCGTGCACTGTGCGACGAGATCGGTTGCGACTATCTGATGATTAACGGCTCGGATGAATCAGGCATTGATACTTTCCGAGTTAAGATTAAGAACTATGCGAGTGCAATGTCTCTTGGTGGTGGTAAGAAAGTTATCATCATCGATGAAGCAGATTATCTGAACCCAAATAGTACGCAGCCAGCCATGCGTGCTGCGATGGAAGAGTTTGCGCATAACTGCACTTTCATCATGACTTGCAATTTCAAGAATCGTATCATTGAACCGTTGCATAGTCGATGTGCTGTGATTGAATTTAAATTGCGTAAGGAAGATAAGCCAAAGATGGCGATGGCGTTTATGAAACGCGCATCAGAGATTTTGACTGGTGAGAAGATTCCGTTTGATAAGGCAGTGCTGGCTGAAGTTGTCAAAAAGCACTTCCCAGATTATCGTCGTGTTCTAAACGAACTGCAGCGTTACTCTGTCAGCGGTAAGATTGATTCTGGCATTCTTACCAGCATTGCTGATGTTTCAATCAATGAATTGGTCACTTCTTTGAAAGATCAAAACTTTAGCGCAATGCGTAAGTGGGTTGCTGATTTTGGTAGCGATGACCCTGCAAAGATCTATCGTAAGATCTATGATAGTCTTTATGATATTATGGATAAATCCACGATTCCGAATGCTGTCTTGATTCTCGCCAAGTATCAATATCAGGCAGCATTTGTTGCCGACCAGGAACTGAACCTCACCGCATGTCTTACCGAGATGATGGTGGAGACGAAGTTTTTGTAAATCTTTTTTTATGAGCGTCAGAAATTTTTTTCTTGTGTTCTTCAGAAAGAGTAAAACCTTTGCGCGTTACCTTTCCTTTATTGGCTGCAGAAATTTTTTGTTTCCTTTCTTCAGAGGCAGGTTTATTTTTTCGTCCTAAATTTGGATTGCCTTTTTCTGAGTATCTTTTTTTCTGTGATTCAGACATTGCTGTTTTATGAGCCTGACTAAATTTGCGATTTTTATTAGAAACCCCAATAGGAGCATAAGCGATTGTTTTATTGATATAGAGTGGGTTTATATGTACTTGCAAAGAAAAGTGTAATACTTTTTCTTTTAGATATGCTTCTTCTCTAGTAGAGTGAAAACTTATGATTGTTGTCTGGAACAAACTTGGATTATTGGCGATTTCCTCTTTGAAGATTTGCCCATATTCTTTTGACACCACTGAGCCACGATACCCATCCAGTACGGATTTGGTGTCCTTTGAGCCAATGTAAAATGGTGGAAGTTTCGAACCGCGATAAACGGTCAAATAGGTACAATAAATATTCATGCTGGATCTCCTATACAGTTCTAGAGTAGGTGGATGCTCTAACATCGCGACCTACACCTATTTATACATTATGGAGTTTTGAGATGGCGGATCTTTTCAAAGAAGTTATTCCTGCAATATTGCAGACTAAAGAACCATTTATGCTAACAGAGCAAGACGAGAAATCGTATTCTGCATTTATGGTGAATCGAGCACTTTCGTATCACAGAGATACAGTATTGTGGGCGAATGAAATGAATCAACACCCAAATTTAGATAAAAAACTACAAGCAGACTTTTTACTAAATACGATTAGAGCCCAAAAGCGTCCATACAGTAAATGGCACAAAAAGGCTCAAAGTAGTGATTTGAGTGTTGTCAAGGAATATTATGGCTACTCCGATGCGAAAGCAGAAGAAGCATTAAAGATTCTGTCTCCCAGTCAAATCACCGCAATGAAAAAACAATTATATAAGGGTGATTGACCATGGTCGAAAAATTAGTAGAAGTCACATTAGAAAAGCAAGACGACTTCCTCAAGGTCCGCGAAACTCTAACGCGCATCGGTGTCGCTGCAAAGAACGACAACATTCTTTACCAGTCTTGCCATATCCTCCATAAACAAGGAAAGTATTACATCGTCCACTTCAAGGAACTCTTTGAATTAGACGGTAAGCCATCCAATATGTCAGACAATGACATTCAGCGTCGTAATACGATTGCGAATCTAATGGCTGAATGGGGTTTAGTGAAACTCGTAAATGCAGATAAGACAAAGGATAACGTCGCACCATTAAGCCAGATCAAGATTCTTCCATTCAAAGAGAAGAATGAGTGGCAATTGGTTTCCAAATATACAATCGGGAAGAAAAAGAAGGAAGGTTAATTTATGCTAACTGTGAATGTGTATCGACTTCGTGATGATCTTGAACTTCCAACATACGGCACGACTCTCGCAAATTGTTTTGATTTGTCATTTCAGCCAACTGACACACATGTCACTGGTTACGACAAGTACAACAATCCAATCAGTCAATTAATCAATAACTTCAAGGAGATCTCGATCTATCCTGGTGATAGATTGCTTATTCCTACTGGATTAATCTTTAAGATCGAAAAACGATTTACAATAGAAAATTTTGCGGATATCTATAGCGCATCATCACCATCACTTCAAAACTATAGCATCCGTCTTCATCCGCGTTCAGGTTTGTCGCTGAAGCGTGGTTTGGTGTTAGCAAACTCTGAAGGCATCGTTGATGTTGACTATCAACAGCAAGTGTTTGTTCTTCTAACAAACATCTCTTCTATTGGTCAGACTATTAAGGCTGGCGAGCGAATCGCACAGGCTGAAGTTACTTGCAATGAACGAGTTGAATTTGTTGTTCTTGCAAAAGCACCAGAGAAACATTCAGAGCGTCATGGCGGATTCGGTTCAACTGGTATATAAATTATGATTCGTGATGAATTGTCATGGGATGAGTTGTTCATCCTACAGGCTGCTTTGATCTCACAAAAAAGCAAAGACCCATCAACCAAAGTCGGCTGTGTGATTGTCAATGATGACAATGTTATACTCAGCACAGGTTTCAATGGTTTCCCGAGAGGCATTGAAGAAGATTGGGCTGATCGTTGGAAGCGTCCAGAAAAGTATCACTGGGTTGAACATGCTGAACGCAACGCAATCTTCAATGCTGCTCGTGTTGGTGTTTCACTCAACAACTCTCGTGCTTATTTAAATTTTGAACCCAAGCCATGCGCCGAATGCACACGCGCATTGATACAGGCTGGCATCAAGGAAGTCATCGGACCAAATCGCCCATTCACAGGCAAGGGTGCAGGGAAGCATTACTCGATAGACCACG